TTTGTTCGAACACAAGGTAACGTGTAGCAGAAGCGATAAACTTCTTAGCAGCGATGAGAAGACGACGGACGTTGATACGGTCAAGAGCCGATGGACGACCTTGAAGTGTCTTCTGACCCCATACACATACTCCTGTTGATGGGAATACAGCGATTGGGTTGATTCTAGCTTCATACAGATCATCTCTTTCTGAATGTGTAAGACGTGTCTTAACTTCAATAACCTCTGTAAGACCACCGCGATTTAAACCAGCAGGAGCAAACCATTCAGCAGCAACACGGTCGTTGAATGCAAGAACTCCGGGGAGAACAACTGACGGTGGAACCCAAACTGGCTTGTTTCTATCTGTGTCAAGAATCTTGACCCACGGATAATAAGTAGCAGCGTAGTTTGAATCAAACGCCTCAACTGTTGAGATTGCCGTAGCGATATTGTCATCCAATCCGATTGAATCCATAACATAGAACGTATCACCTCTATCTTCACAAATATCTTTAGCATAAGTTGTGATTGGTGAGTGGAGTGAGTGAACAACACCAGGTGTCACAATCATGTTAATATCGAACTCATCGGAGTTAGAGATTGTATCAAGTGCCTTCTTGTATGATGTATAACCGGCGGCACTTGTTGAAGAGATATCAAATCCTTGTGTGTTACCAGCGACGATATGTGTTCCTGTTTTCTTTTGGAGGTGTGGTTTGTGACCATCGAATCCGCCTTGGAATGGAACCATGAACTTACGTGTATCAATTGATGTACTTGTTGATAGACCAATTGAACCCGTGTATGGTGAGGTTGAACTTGGATAGTTCGCACCAACGTTTTGTGTATAATTACCCAAGTAGAAATCTGCATTCGAACCAGTTGTTGTTTCAGAAGAAACAGGAAGTGGTTTCAAATAATTTTGATTGTCTGTATTTGTGAAATCATAGCTAAATCCATAATAAACACGTCTGTTATAAGCACCGGCAGAAGTTTGTGCCGATACAAATGAAGCAGAAGCTGGTTGTGTGAAATCAGAAGGAATCGGTGACTTCAGGGCACGGAATCCAAATGGCACAAGTGTTGCAGATACAGCACCATTTGCCACACCTTCTGTTACTTCAACACGAATATACTTTGACTTGTTAGAATAATCGCCATTTATAACAACCTTTCCTTCTGATGTGATTGTCACGTATCTATCACCAATAACTCTAGAGATATACTTTGGAGAATTTGGATCAAGACTAACCTTATATTGTTCTACAATATTTGGACGCAAATCTTCGTCATCAGTTGTAAATGGTGAACCATAAATTCCTGATTGATCAACATAACGAACCACTACATCAAAATCACCATACTCAGAACCAGCTATTGTTCCAGCTGGACGAACGTTTGCAATACCAACTTTTACTTCGTAGTTAGCATGAACACCATGAGAAAGTGTGTGGAAACGGAATAGATCATTTGTTACAGCACCAATCTTTTGTGAAGTGATCCACGGAGTTGAAGCTTCTTTGTAAGAATCTGTAAAGTTCCAAGAAACACCACCAGCTGAACCTGTTTCAATTATAAGTGTTGTTGTTGGGTCGGCAGCTAGTGAAGCAGATGCCTGTTTACCGAACAATACATAGTTGTAAACAGCGTGTGTACCGTCGGCTGTATATCCGTACAAGTCACCAATATACGATGTTGAGTTTGGATTTATAGAAGCACTATACGGTGTTCCATTTTCGTCTACAGCACCACCTGTGAAGGTAGATGTGTCAGTTGTAAATGTACCAGAGACAGTTAATACAAAGCTACCACTTTCATTTGAAGCAAGTGTTGATTGGTTGAATAAATCAGCGGCATCAGCACTTGTTACAACAAATGTTGGGTGAAGAAGACTGATTAATTTTTTACCCCAGCTACCTGTAGCAACAAGCGCAACTGGATAATCGAGTGAATAACCACCTGAGCCGAGAACTCGGACGATGGTCGCACTACCCGCATTTGTCAGGTAGCTCTTTGCAGTATAAGGAAGATATGATTTTTCATACCCACCGCCAAATTTTGTTATAAAATCGCCGTACCCTTCAACTACCGTAGGAACAAAAGCTGGGCCTTTAAGTGTTGGGCCTATAAGAGCCGCACCGATTTGACCGATTCCCTGTGGTAAGAATGAAAGATCCTTTTCGATTGTAAACACGCCAGGACTTACAATTCTTTCATTAGCCACTATTTATCTCCAAAAAAATGATATAATTGTCTCTGATATAAATATGGATTAAAAAATCCAAATTATTCAGTTGATGGAATAAATCTTCCAGAATCTAAATCAAGAACACCGTCACCGTATTTGTCATTTAATTTATTAACAAGTTCCTTTTCTTTACTTTGTAATTCTTCATACTTTGCAAATAGCTCTGTGCGAAAACTTTCAAGGTCAGAAAGCCTCTTTCTTAATAAATGTAATTCGACTTCGACTTGGCCTATTTGGGCAGTTACTGCCGCATAATCAGACTGTAATCCTTTTACTTCCTCGATGTCATTTGATTCGAATTCTTTTCCAATTTGTTCAGACATAAAAACCTCTCATTAACTATAAAAATATAACCTGTATACATATAATTATGGTTCTAATTCCGTAGGATATACATCTGGACTTCTGTTTAGTGAAGTATCTTCAAAATAATTTAATCTACGTTGTAAATCGTCTGCCTTATCTTTATCATTTGCGTTTATCGTTCTAAACGGATCTTCTGAAAATACGGTGTTATTTTGAGCTATAGCAGTATTTACATCACGAAATGCCTCAGAGACAAATGTAACTTTGTTTGGAGTTATAGTACGTTTTGTTGTTACTTCTCCAGCAACTTCTTTTGGTAATAGATATGCGTGTATAACTAATTGAAAATTGGCACGAACTATTCTATCCTGCCCTGTTGTGTTATTATCTTCCATACTTAAATTCTGAATATTAGAAGCAAATTTAAAGAAGTTTTTATCTCCAAATGATTTACCACCGTGATATACAAAATTTTCAATTACATTATTTAATTGAGTTTGATATTCACACCAAATAATAAAATCATATGTTACATCAACATAGTCAGGGATTGGAGTAACAAAGTATTCTTTTGGTGTTTTTACCCCATACAAGGAAGAAAACTTATCATATGGTGCAAGTCTACTATATTTTTGTGCCGTATAATAGGCAATCTGGTTTGTAGTTGCAACCTTATTTCGTTTTAACTGTTGGTTAATGTCAACAGCCGAACGTCTGAATGTAAGAAGTGGGACGAGAGTTTTACCTTTCTTGTCTTTTAAATATCCATTTCTTTGTATTGACGCCCATTTTTCCGAATTTGCATACAAACTCGGTACTGTTACAAAGTCATCATTATCTAATATTTTTAACTTCATTGTATTGTCTATGTACGACTTTACAGCAAAGTCAACGTCATATAATGTCACACCGATTGGACGAATCGTGTCTTTATCACGTCTAATTTGTGTTTGTCTTCCTATTCCTAAATCTATTCTCGGATTTTGTTGAGAGTTTTTATCATCAATAAAAGTATCACGAGTTCTTTTTATAGGAGGTTTACGGTATGGGGATGAGTTCTTCATTAGATGTTATCCGGTAAATCATTTGAATCAAATCTTGGTGCAGAACGAACTTCCTCAATATGAATACGAGAACGTCTTGTCAAGTGTGTATTAGCGATGATAGAAACATTATGTCCCCATCTTTCTGTTGCAAATGAGTAGTCGGGATTCTTACCACCGAAATATTGGTTTTCAAGAATACCGTCCACTTCCCAATATTCACCATTATACTCGATAACATCACCAACTTCAACATATGTTTCATAGTCTTTTAGTAACTCTCTAATGAATCCAAAATCACAAGGTTGTGTGTAATCTTGACCAAACTCCGTTCCTTCAAATGTTTGTTCTTGACGATTAATTAAAGCCGGTATCTTTATTGGTTGATGATAAACTTTTTTATCAGATTCATCATAGATGTTCGTCTTAGTATCATCGAGTGATAACTTATATAAAGAAACTTCGGTATCAATAATATCTACAATGAGTTCCATATTCACCTTATGAACCAATGAAGCATCTCTTTGTCCATGAAATAGTGGCATTAAATTACCCTATGTAAATTTTAAGTGGCGTTGCATTCAAAGAAACACCCAAAGACTCTACCTCAGCTCGTTTCGCCTCAAGAAGTTTTGAACGTGTCATTGTGTCTAACATTGTTCTTAATTGTTCAACTAAAAATTGTTTTTCGGTCGTAGCCGCTGTTAATAAATCCGCAGCATTAAGAGTTGTTTCTCCGTTCGGAATTGGAATAGTTCCATACTTACCACGAATATATCCCAACATTTCTTTTGCTAATGCAAGACCATATGAATATATCCAGTTTTTACCAACAGAATTTATGTTAGAATAAACCATAAAATCATAAGGAGCATTTGACATATCAGATACAAGAGATGTTACTCCAGAACCACTTATAGGTTGATACTTTAAAGGATTTGAACGTTCTTCTTTAACGATATACTCAATCCAAAGTTTAAAATTTTTAACAGGGACCGGAAATATTCTTAATTCATTATTGATGAGTTCAAATGAATATGAAGACTTTCGCATAAGGTCATTGAATTCAATTGCCTGAATACGAAGTAAGTCTGCATACATAGGCATCAACATAAATGATACCCCCGTTGAATAAGCACCAAAACCGAATGTATCTAACATCGCCTGATTACCCAAGTATGGGTCATAGAAACGAATGGATGCCGGTGGTGAGTAGTGGTGAACTTTTTTAATTTCGATGGAACTTGTTGGATTATACACATCTCGGATAAGAGAATCTAAATTATATCGTTGCTTATCCATTTGAATATCTATGGATGCGGAATAAAATTTGACATTGCCATTTGTAAAAGTTTCAGAACCATACTCGGTTGCCAACTGAATTAAACCGCCCATGTTTGTTGAGATATTCTCGTGGGTAAGGTTATTATTCGTAGGTGTGCCAAGAATACTCAACATATTTTGTTGGATATTAAACTGATTTACATTATATGAATATTCATATATTGCTTCTTCAAAACAGGCATAAAAATTTACATCCTGTAATTCCACGTCTACAATTGGATATCCCAATCTTTTTGCACACCAATTAGCAAACTTATCAGTATCTCCTTGAAATTGTGCATCTGCATCAAATGTTCCGAACGGTGTACTACCTGTTGCAAAAGATGATGAACCTGGCCATATAGGAATATCAGTCATTTATGTCTCTTATTTCTGTTCTTCAAAAAAGTTCAATATAGAATCAACTATTGGATGACGGTGATTTGTTTTTAGTTCGTATGCACCAAGACCAGAAACCGTGTTGACCATATTAAATAAATATGGAAAACCAGAGTCTTTCTTGTTTTTCAAATCCGTTTGTGATATATCACCACAAATCAACATCTTTGAGTTAGTACCAAGACGGGATAGAATCATTTCCATCTGTGATTTTGTTACGTTTTGTGCCTCATCAACAATAACACAGGCGTTTACGAAGGTTCTACCACGAAGAAATGAAATCGGTGCAATCTCGATAGTGTTTTCATTTATTAATTTGTCAATTCTTGGTTTACCATACAACATATACATATTGGCATGAATTGGTGCAACCCACGGATTCATTTTTTCTTTGATGTCACCTGGTAAGAAACCAATATCCTCATTAGATACGGTTGGTCGTGTGATG